TGGACGGTAATTTCACACACCTTGATAATAGAATAGATTCAACCGGTGATTCCAGTTATATTAAAAGTGTTGTAAATACAACATATTTTGAAAGTATTGTTGATTCAGCATACGTAAATGCTAGGGTAGATGCCGGTAACTCACTTGATTCAGCATACGTAAAGGCTAGGGTAGATGCCGGTAACTCACTTGATTCAGCCGAGGCAATTGCACTTATTGATTCTGCCTATGTACAAGCAAGGCAGGTTGATTTACAAAGAGATTCAGCTTTTGTTAGTAATATTATTTTAAATACTGTTGATAGTTCATACATTTTAGCTATAGCTCCGGCCCAAGACTTTTTAGATTCTGCAGAAGCAATTGCACTTATTGATTCAGCATATGTACAAGCAAGGCAAGTGGATCTACAAAGAGATTCTGCATTTGTAACAGGTATTATTGATTCAGCCTATATTATTGCCAGAGCTCCGGCTCAGGATTTTTTAGATTCTGCAGAAGCAATTGCACTTATTGATTCTGATCACATTGAATCAAGGATGAAACAAGTTTTATTAAATCCATTTACAGTTGCTTCTGCTCCATCCACTGGAACAGAAGGTCAATTAATTTATGTTACAGATGGTAATGCAGGTGATGCATGCCTAGCAATATTCAGTGGTGGTTCATTTAAGGTTGTATCCACAATTGGTTCAACAATACTTGATTCAGCTGGTGGTGGGGGTGGTGGCTTCTAATGTCAGATGAAATAGATAATGATTATAAGTATTCCAAGGAAACTCTTTATAACCTAATTGAAAAAGGTAAGGATGCTTTGGAAGATATGATTGATGTGGCAAGATCAAGTGAACATCCTAGGGCATACGAAGTTTTATCCGGCCTTATAAAAAATGTTGCTGACGTAAATGATAAACTTCAGGACTTAAACACAAAGCAGAAAAAATTAACACAAGAAGATGAAAAGCCTGCACAAATTGAAAATCAACAAAACAATTATTACTTAGGCTCAACGGCCGATATACAAAAAATGTTGAAACAAGAAGATGATGTAATATTAGATGTTAGTTCAGAACGAATCATATCTAGGGAATCCTAATGTTAAAAGGGATGGTGTATTACAAAAGTGGACACCAGATCTTTTAAAGGAATATAAAAGGTGCATGAATGATCCTGTGTACTTTGCCGAAAAGTATGTCAAGGTTATTTCACTAGATCAAGGTTTGGTCCCTTTTATATTGTATCCTTATCAAAAGGAAATGTTTAAACAGTTTACAGAAAGTCGTTTTAATGTTGTACTTGCATGTCGTCAATCTGGCAAGTCAATCTCGGCCTGTGCATATTTACTCTGGTTTGCACTGTTTAATCCTGAAAAAACAATTGCCATATTAGCAAATAAAGGAGCAACTGCCCGTGAAATGTTATCGCGAATCACTCTTATGCTTGAGAACATACCTTTCTTTTTGCAACCAGGATCTAAAGCACTTAATAAAGGATCGGTGGAATTCTCTAATAACTCACGTATTCTTGCCGCTGCTACAAGTGGTAGTTCTATACGTGGTATGTCTGTCAATTTACTCTACCTTGACGAATTTGCTTTTGTAGAAAGAGCAGCAGAATTTTATACCTCAACATATCCTGTTGTATCGGCAGGTAAAGATACCAAGGTTATTATTACATCTACTGCAAATGGTATTGGCAATCAATTTCATAAAATCTGGGAAGGGGCCGTTCAAGGAATAAATGAATTTAATTCCTTTAGAGTTGATTGGTATGATGTACCTGGCCGTGATGAAGAATGGAAACGTCAAACAATATCAAATACATCTCAATTGCAATTTGACCAAGAGTTTGGTAATACGTTCTTTGGTACAGGTGATACACTTATTAATGCAGAAACTCTTTTAAACCTAAGAGCAAAACCACCAGTTAAAATGTTGGAGAATAGTAACCTAAAAATATACGAGGAACCTAAGGAAAAACACGATTACATTATGACCGTGGATGTTTCGAAGGGAAGAGGTCAGGACTACTCAACTTTTACTCTGATCGATATTAGCGTTCGCCCGTTTAAACAGGTTGCTGTATATCGCAACAACACTATCTCTCCAATTCTCTTCCCAAATCTTATTTATAAGTACGCAAAGCCTTACAATAATGCTTATGTTGTAATTGAATCAAATGATCAAGGTGGTGTTGTGTGTAATGGTTTATATCATGATTTGGAATATGAAAATGTCCATGTTGAATCATCTGTAAAAGCAAATGCAATTGGAATTGAAATTACACGTAAATCAAAAAGATTAGGTTGTTCTGCAATTAAGGATATATTAGAAGAAAGAAAATTAGATATTGTTGATGAACAAACAATACTAGAAATATCAACATTTGAGGCAAAGGGTCAGTCATATGAGGCTTCTGATGGTAATCACGATGATTTAATGATGAACCTAGTAATGTTTGGTTATTTTGTCTCTACACAATTCTTTGCAGATATGACAGATATTAATTTAAAACAGATGATGTTTGAACAAAAGATGAACGAAATTGAAAATGATGTTGTCCCATTTGGATTTATTGATGATGGATCAGAAGCAATAGCAGCAATAGAGAATCATGATGATCCATGGCAAATAAGAAAAGACGATACACAAAGATTTATCTGGGATCCAGATGACTTGGTACTATAAAGTAATGAAATTATAAATAATGGTATGTTGACTAATCGTATTATGGGACATATAATTTTTAACAAAGGAAGATAAAATGGCACTTTCAACACCGTCTGCTTCTCCTGCGGTTGTCGTCAAAGAAATAGATCTGACTGGTGGCGTACCAAACGTTCAGTCAACTACTGGCGCAATTGTTGGGAACTTTCGTTGGGGTCCTGCTGAGCAAAGAGTATTGATAGATAACGAGACATCTCTTGTTGGAACTTTTGCTTCACCAGACTCTGCAAATACTGTCGACTTCCATAGCGCTTCTTATTTCTTACGTTACTCTGGTTCTTTACAGGTTGTGCGTGAGGTTACATCAGGTGCTCAAAATGCCCGGTCAACTATAGGGCAACTTGGCACAGATAATGATACCTCATTACCAACAGAATTGGTAAAGAATGCAGATGACTTTGCTGCACAAGAAGCGGCATTGGATTCCGACTCTCACACATTAATTGCTCGTTACCCAGGTGCACTTGGTAACTCGCTAAAAGTTTCAATCTGTCCACCAAATGATTCTGCATTTGCTGCATGGACATACGCAAGCGAATTTGATGCTGCTCCAAGCACATCAAGTTATGCTTCTAATAAATCAGCAACCAATGATGAAATTCATGTTGTGGTTGTAGATAATGATGGTAACCTTACAGGAACAAAGGGTACCATTCTAGAAAGATATCCATTTGTATCGGTAGCAAACGATGCAAAAAATACTGATGGTACAACAAATTATGTCAAGGACGTAATTAATGGTAGATCAGAATATGTCCACTTTGTAGGACATGATTCAGATTATACAGTGGCCAGAGGTAATGGAGTTGTTGACAGTGGAGATGATTTTGATCCAGGGTTAACAACAGCAACTGATCATACATTTGCAAAAGGTGTGAATTCCGGTGCATTAGGTACATCAGAATACATGGCAGGGTATGACCTATTTGAAGATAAAGACATTGTGGAGGTAGATTTCCTCATTGCTCCTTCAATGGTATCACGCACTGATCAAACAACAGTGGTAAATGATCTTATTTCCACTGCAGGGTCTACACGTAAGGACTGTGTTGTTTGTGCATCGCCTGCAAGATCAGATGTTATCAATTTGACTAACACTGCAACAATTACTTCAAACATCACAACAACTGCTGACACATTTACTAATTCATCATACCTTGTTTCGGATGGTAATTTCCTAAAGGTATATGATAAGTACAATGACCAATACATCCAGATTCCTGCTGCGTCATCAACAGCTGGTATCATGGCGGCTACAGATTTAAGTAGGGCACCATGGTTCTCTCCTGCTGGTACACGGCGAGGTCAATATTTAGGAATTACAGCAATTACTTGGTCACCAACCAAGGCACAAAGGGATACACTATATAAAGCAGGTGTAAACCCAATTGCTAATATTCCAGGTCAAGGTGTTCTATTGTTTGGAGACAAAACAAAATTAGGTCGTCCATCTGCATTTGATAGAATTAACGTCCGAAGACTATTCCTAGTCCTTGAACGTGCTATCGGTAAAGCAGCTGAACAGGTTATGTTTGAGTTTAACGATGAGTTTACTCGAGCAGAATTTGTCAACATTGTAGAACCAGTACTGAGAGAAGTAAAAGGTCGAAGGGGTATTACAGACTTTAAGGTTGTCTGTGATGAAACCAACAACACAGCGGCAGTTGTTGATCGTAACGAGTTTATAGCTAATATCTTTATTAAACCAGCTCGTTCAATCAATTACGTCACTCTTAACTTTGTTGCTGTTCGAACAGGTGTTGACTTCGAAGAAGTCGTAGGCACGGTGTAAGGAGGTAAACAATGGCTATTTTAGGAGTTGATGATTTTAAAGCAAAACTAAGAGGTGGTGGCGCTCGCCCCAATCTGTTCCAGGTAACAATTAACTATCCAGGCTTTGCGGATGGTAACCCTGAACTAACATCTTTCTTGGTAGAGGCTGCTGAACTTCCAGGTTCAACATTTGGGCAAATTGTGGTACCATTCCGTGGTCGCCAGTTAAAAATGGCTGGTGATAGAACATTCGCAGAATGGACAACAACAATTATAAACGACACAGACTTTGCCATCCGTGATGCTATTGAGCGTTGGATGAATGGTATTAATGGCCATAATGCAAACACAGGTCTGGCCGTACCAGTTGCCTATGAAGCAGACTTAAAGGTTGAACAATTGGATCGTGAAGGGGATATTATTAAGACATATAATTTCCGTGGAGCGTACCCACAAGATCTTTCACCAATTGCATTGTCCTTCGGTGACAATGATAATATTGAAAGATTCACATGTACCTGGGCATTCCAGTACTGGGAATCCAATACTACAACTTAAATAAATAAACGGAAAGGCCGGTAGGTCCGGCCTTTTCAATTATTACAGAGGACTGACATGGCAGAAAATGATGGCTTAAAACTTTTTGGTTTTGAAATAAAAAGAGCCAAAAATAAGGATGAAGAAAAGAGACCATCCATTGTCCCACCACGGGACGATGAAGGTGGTAGCTATGCCACAGCTTCTGGTACACATTATGGACAATACCTAAATCTAGATGGTGATGATTCTAAGGATAATTACCAATTAATTATGAAATATCGTGGCAATGCAATGCACCCAGAAGTGGATGCTGCTATTGAGGATATTGTAAATGAATCAATTACTGGTAGTGAACTGGAACAAACACTTGATATAAATTTGGATGATGTTAAAGTACCAGATAAAATTAAAAAATTAATTAAAGAAGAGTTTGACTACATCTATGGTATGTTAAACTTTAAAGAGCTTGGCCACGATATCTTTCGACGTTGGTATGTTGACGGCCGTTTATATCATCACTTAGTACTTAACAATGATAACCCTAAGGAAGGTATCCAAGAGATTCGCCCTATTGATGCTGCTAAAATGCGCAAGGTTAAAAAGGTTAAGTATAAAAAGGATCCTGTGACAGGAGCCAAGGTTGTAGAAAAAACTGAAGAGTTTTTTATCTATCAGGAAAAGCCTGGTAGTTCTACAAGTGGAATAAAAATGACAAATGACTCTGTGTCATATGTTACATCAGGACTCTTATCAGAGGACCGTAAAAAGATTGTATCCCATCTACACAAGGCCTTAAAACCTATTAACCAATTGCGTATGATGGAGGATGCTCTAGTTATTTACAGACTTGCAAGAGCACCAGAACGTAGAATTTTTTATATTGATGTTGGTAATTTACCTCGTGGTAAATCTGAACAA